CTCCAGTTGGAGTCGGTGAGCCAGTGTATTCTCGCAAACGGTTCTGGCACAGTTCTCGCCGGTTTTAGCAGTCGGGGGTTCCGGGCGGCGGGAATGCGGGGGGGCTGCAGCGGGGGATCTTGGCCTTTGCAGCCTGGTAGAAACCAACCAGCCGGCGGCGCTGATGGGCCTTCCAACAGGCCGATCGACGCGAATGGAGGGCCAGAAACGCCTCCGTGAGCCTCAGTTCCTCGCGCAGGCCATCCCATGGCTCGCCGGGCGGGCTGGACAGGATCGCCTGCCTGGTGGTCTCGTAGGCGCTGCCTGGGGCCTTAGAACGCCAAGGCTCCCCATCGGGGCAGATGAAGTCAGGGAGCTGCAGGTCCCTGAAGGCGGCGACCAACTGCTCCCGGAAGGGCTTGCCGGCAACCAGGTCGCGGCAAAGGGCGCAGTGGACTTTCGAACGACAGTGACTTGATTCGTAGAACCTCATGACACCACCGCGCTGCCCCCGACCTTGTCAGCCTCGTGAGCCGTAGGAGGGGATGACTCATAGTAGGTGTAGGTCCCCGCCGGGCTGCAAGGATCTGTCGAGCCTACGAACACGACCTGTTCGCCGCCGAAGTAGAACTCCAGGACCCACTTATTCCCATCCATGAACCACGTCCACGTCAGGTTCCCTGCATCGTGCGACCACTGGCAGTACCCCAGTGTGTTGACCATCGAATAGGCGCCATTGTAGGAGGCGAAATACCCCGTGAGCCCCGAGACGGTGGCCGTGTACGTATCGCTCAGCTTGGGGTCGCAGCCGTTGCAGTTGTTCTCTGGCTCCTCTTCCGGGCAGCAGCATTCAGCCATGAGCGCGTTCGCATGGGCGCCATAGCGATGGTAAATCAGCGCGCCGGTGTCCGATCTGTACTGCAAGGTCATAGCTCATCACGTAGACGGGCAGGCGGCGGCCTGGCCGCCAGTGATGTCGGTCCAGCCAGACTCGGTTCCCACGTCAATGGCGCGGATGGTCCGGGTCTTCTTCTGGAGTTTGTGGGAGCTGGTGTCGTACTGGACGTCGGTGACGACGGTGATTTGGGTCAGCTTCTCATCTCCGTAGGAGTCAGACGCCAGGACTTGGCGCTTCTTCAGGGAGGAGGCAGCGGAGTCCAGCATGAACAGCTCGCGAGCCTTGATCTCCACAGCGGCGTCTGTTTTCGAGATGTCGGCGGGGTCGAGCTTGATGCCGGCGATGAAGTTGCTACCCTCACTGACGTTGACCTTGCGGTAGATCTGCGTCAGCGGCTCCCGCTCCCCATCTGCAACGCTGGTGTCGGGGATGATGCCATCCTCCTCCAAGGTCGATTCAGCATCGAGGGAGTCGCCTGTCTCGCGCGCCTTCCACCGCATGGAGGTGGCCCTGCCTCGATTGGCGCGCAGGAGCTCAATCAGATCCGCCGGGCCAAGGTACCTGGGGGGGCCAAACGTCGCCGTGCTGCGGCCGGTGTCGACGTTCTCCTCGATGCTGACCACGAGGGCGCGCATGTTGGCCCACTCTGGCCGGCCATCGGTGAGGTTGAGCAGGTTGCCCATGTCCGGCTTGCCGTAGACGTCCTCGGCTACCGTCACGAACTGCCCATCGAACTGGAGGGGGTTGACCGAGTTGTAGAGTGCCTGCGCGAGGCCAACAGGGATCGCCTCCCCCGAAGAGGACTCGACCGTGTGCTTATAGGTTCCCTTCTTCACGTTGGGATCGGGCGTGTCATCTGTCGGGTTCAGCTCCGTGGTGACGCAGTTGTAGACGACGTACCGATTTACGACCTGGCAGACCTCGTTCCCTGTCTCATCCTTCTGCGTGAGCGTGTACGAGATGTAGGCCCAGATGGTGTCCTTCTCGGCGCCGCCCGGCATCCAGGAATGGACGGTCCCCTCGATCAACTCATTCGGGTAGTCGTGCATGCCCTCCGTTGCCGATCGGCCGGCCGCCGTGACGACAATCGTGTCCGGGTCAATGGATGGGTCATTGAGCCAGACGAGCTTCCGCTTCCACCAGGGGATCGCGGCGGCGTCCTCCAGGTCCAGGGGAATAGCCTCCACCTTGATCTCCTGGCTTTCCTGCATGATGCGACTGCCGGCGAGCTGGATGGTCATGACGACCGCTCCGAACTCGCGGCCCGTGGCGTCGACGGGGAAGCGGTCCAGGGTAACGGACTGGTAGGAAAGGTCGTTGACCTGGTGCGTCTGCTCGTACTTCAGGATGACGGCCGGGATGCGGAGATCCTCCCGGCTCGTGATCGCGATGCGCTCGTTCGGGGCGCCGGCATTGACGCTGGTAGAGACGGGCGTGAGGCTGGAACGCCTGGCACAGTTGAACGTCGGGGGATTGGTGCTGTAGTCGAACCACGTGATGGCGTCGGGGCACCAACGGAGCACGCGGCGAATGGCCTCGCCACACGTGATGTCAACGGCCTCATCCCACGGGAACTGGATGGAGGGCTCGATCGTGCCGATCGCCAGCGGAGCACCAGCCGCCTGAGCGAACTGGAGCACCTCCTGCAGCTGCTGGGCGGCCGTGAGCCGAGTTCCGAGCACGGACTGCCCGAGGATGACCCTGCCCTTGTACTGGGGCGTGGCTTCCTCTTCGCCAGCATCCCAGAGCATCCACTGCTGCTGATAGATGAGGTTGTCGAGGTGCCACCAGGGGCCGGCGAACTTGTAGAGGATGGACTCGGCCTTGGGCGTGCCCTCGCGCGGAACCTGGATGACGCGGCCGACGAACCATGGCGTGGTGCCTTTAAGGATCTCCACGGTGGCGCCATAAGCGAAGAGCGGAGCGCCATCGAACAGCGCGCCATCGGCGAGGCAGGTGACGATGTCCTGTTCCTGGCTGCGGCGCAGCCGGGTGAGCGATCCGAGCCCCCATGCCGCCAGGGTCTTCGTCTGGCCATCATAGCGAATCGACCACACGACGCTCATCAGTCTCTCCCGGAGTTCTTGATCTGGTCTCGAAGCTCCTTCAAGTTTGCCGCCTGCTGCTCAATTAGAGCGACGATCTGCTGCAGCGAAGCGGCCTGATCCTGAACTGCCTTCTGCGCTGCCGCCAACTCGGCCTTCTGCGCGGTGTTCATGAACGTGGTTCCGCCATGCTCCTTGGCTGCGGCAAGACGCCGCTGCGCGGCCGTCATGTTCGCTTTGGCCTCGGGAAGCCTATCCATGGAGTCACTGAAGGCTTCCGCTGCGTCTGCTGCCTTGGCCCGCTCCGCATCCTCTGCCGACTGCTTGGCCAGCTTCTGTTCCTGCTCCACGATCGGAGCCTCTTTGGCTTGGCGCTCGTAGACGATCGTGTCCCTCTGGGCATTCTGGACGCGCCGATTGCTGCGCTCCTGGGCGATCTGCTGATCAATGTCCTTGAGCTCCTTGCGGGCCTTCTCCAGGGCATCCTTGCTGGCGCTCTCTGTCCCCCACAGTTCCGCGTTCAGCTGCTTCGCCATCGCGCCCTTGTCGCCGGGAGTTGCGCCCTTGATGCGTTCGAGCCCGGCCTGCCGCTTGGCCTCAAGCCCGGCGAGATCGGCTTCGAGCGCGGCGATCTGGTCTTGAATCTTCTTCCGCGCCGGCTCCAGTTCCTGAAGGTTCATCACGTTCTGCTCGACGTCGAAACTGAGGCCCTTCTGCGCCTTGGCCTTCTCCAGGTCGGCGATGCGGCGGTCACGATCGGGGGACTGTGGCTCCGCGCGCGTCTTCGCGAGATCGCGCTCGATGGCGGCATTGGCCTCCTGCCTGCGCATCGCGTAGACCTTATCAAGATCGCCGAGGGTATCCTTGAGCCCTTGCTTGATGGTCGCGATCTCCTTGGCCAGGGCGTCGAGTTTGACCTTGTTGACCTTCTCGAACTCCTCCTTGGTCTTCGTAACGGCCTCGGCGGTGTCGAAGGTGGTCGTCTTCAGCTCCAGCCACTCCCGCACGATGGCCCCGAGCTTCCAGCCGGCGAGACCCGACCCGATGACGGCGATGAGAGGGCCGATGCCGGCGAAGAGGCCCCGGATACTCTGACCGATCTGCACGATGCCCGTCATGTCTCCCTTGAGGAGACGCATGGCGCCGCTCATCACGCCCGTGGTGGCGGAGATCTTCCGGCCTGTCTGCTCAAAGGATTCGCCGACATCGACGCCGGCCCTTTTCGTGTCGGCCGTGATGGTCTTGAGATCGCGCAGGTCGTTGCCGGCGTCCTTGATGGAGCTGCCGGACTGGGTCTGTTTTACGTTGATCTCGAACTCGGGCATGGGGAGCTACTCTTTACCGGTGGTGCTCTGATCGATCGTCAGGGGGCCGTTGACGGGGCCGACAATGATGGTGTTGTCGTCACCCATACTGCCGGGGAGGACGGGCTTTGGCGTGTCCTGGTCGTCGTCCAGCACGGCATTGCCGGCGGCGGCCACGCCGATGGCGGTGGCGAGATCGGCGACGGTGGCGATCGCCATGGCGCCTGGAGCATCCTGCCAGGCCCGCCAGTAGCCGGTGAGCCCGAGCACGTCGACGCCGAAGTTGATGCCCTGGCCGCCTGGCTGGGCCTGGGCCTGGAGGGCGTGGCGCTCCACGACGGCGCGGTCGTGGCGCTGGACGGTATAGACCGAGGCGCAGCCGGTGCAGACACAGAGGATGAAGGCCCCTACCATGGCCAGGGCACCAATGATGCAGACGATGCGGCCGATGACTTTCATGTGCGCTTCCTTTCTGTTTGGAGGCTGAGAAGAGCTCTAACGACCGCCAAGGCTCCGGCGATCGCACTGGCTGGTGACGTGACGCCCGGCGCGCCGGGTCGCACGGCCAGTTTCGGCTTGGGCAAATCGTCTGGCCACAGGCTGTGGCTCAACTGATCGTGCCACTTCTGGAGCTTAGCGGAGGTCACGCAGCAAGGCCCTCATTCGGGGATGGTTTCGGAGCTTCCGGAGAGCGCGGCGCTCGATATCGGCCACCTGCTGTACGGAGGGGACATCGGGCGTGACGCCAGTGAGGTACATCATGGCGGCCACCTCGGAGTAGGGGCGCAGACTGGCATCCTCCTGGGCGCGACGCTCGCGGCGCCAGACGTCGACGATGTGGACCATGTCGGGCAACTCGTCAAAATCCGTAGCCGGCGTGAGCGAATCGAGTATGAGCGCGCTGTTCATTGCGTTTCGATGACCCCGGATGCGCCCCAGACAAGCGGATCGGAAACAGAGCGCAGGACAAGACGGAGCTGCTCCTCCGGGTACGGCAGTCCCGTGACCTGCCACGTCAGGGAGTTGGTGCCAACGACGCGATTCGTGAACGTCGCAACGGCGGTGAACCCGACGGTGGGTGTCATGTACCCGATCTGGACCGCGTCGCCCGCGCCGGCCTGGACCCACTCCAGGTCGATGTAGGAGCCGTGCGTGATCGTCTCGCCGGCGACGGGCGTGTGAAAGAAGATCCCGGCGATCGTGAAGGGCTCCAGGGATCGCCCCATCTGCTCGCCCTCCAGGTCGGTGACGCGGACGACGGCCCGCTCGGTGATGATGGTCTCGTCCCACCAGGGGAGCGAGTAGGTGCACGATGCGGCGTAGTTGGTAACGGGCAGACCGTAGGCGATGTATCGGGTGTAGTTCGAGCCACCGTCCACCGATAGCTGCAGGTGAACCCTCCTGGGGATCGGCGCGTACTCGCACGTGGGCCAGTCGGTGCGGTTGGTAAGCGCCGCCACCGTCACCTCGTACTCGTTCCCGGGCGGGGCCGACGTGGTGAGCATGGGGCGCGGCTTCACAGCAACGTGGAGCGGAGGCTGCACCGGCTTTGCAGGGGTATGGCATCCGCAGAGAAGGCAGAGCGCAGAGAGCATGGCGCAGAGGGAGAGGATATAGAGTCTCATGGCAGCAGGAGCCCCCCCACGAAGTGGAGCGTCTGCGTGGCCCCGCCCGCCACGATGACGTTGATGTTGGTCGTGAGCCCGTTCGTGCCGTTGACCTGGTACGCGGCCGTAACGTTGCAGTACGACAGCTCGGCTCCGTAGCCGGTGAACTTCCGAGAGCCGTACAGCAGCCAGCCATCGTCGTAGATCACGGCGACCGTGTTGCTGTTGTGGGCATAGGCCCATCCGGACCCGCCAGCGATCGACTTGCGGTACCAGCCATCCAGGGGTGCGGAGTAGAACGTCATCGAGGGCGCCGCCGCCGCTCCATCATAGGCGCGCACGTTGCAGTTGAGGTCATCCTCGTACAGCTGCAGGGACCCATGGAGCATCGTGATGCCGTTGGTGCTCACGTAGCCGACCGCAACGCCGTCCACCACCCAGTACAGGCGGTTCGTCGTCTGGATCTCGCCCTCGCCCACGATCGGGAAGTGAACCGAGACGGTGTGTTCGTCCACCCGCTCCAGGCGGCCGACGGCTTCGTCCACGCCCTTGACGACGCTCGTGACGGAGTTGGGCGTCAGGTCCCCGACGCGGGCGAGGTACGAGGGGAAGTCGTACAGGTTCGTCGCCGATCCGTAGTAGGGAACGTCGGAGGTGATGCTGTGAACGTGCAGCTGGGCGGCGCCATTGGTGAGCGTGGCATCGAAGGCCTCAAGGTCCGCGATCGAGAACGTGGAAAGGAAGGGGGCCGCGCCGATGTTGCTGTGGTCGACGGTGGCCCAGTCGATCGAGAGGACGGCGGCCGGCACGGTGCTGGTGGCGCCGACGTTGGCGATGCCCTGCTGCAGGAGCAGGTTGCCGTAGCTCCGAACGAGCATGGCGTCCGTGGACTGCACGGCGATCTCGTAGACGTAGGAGCTGTTCGTCGCCTCGTTGGCGGTGTTCCATCGCACGTTGACGACGCCACCCGTGGCAACGGCGACCTGGCCCGTGATGACGTAGTAGGAGGAGAGATTGGTGCTGGTCGTGGGCCGGTACCGGAAGATGACCAGGTGCGCCGGCGTGAGATCGATCGGATCGCCATAGTTGCGGTAGGTGGGTTGCAGGTCCACCGTCTCTCCCCGCCGGATCAGCAGGTCTTGCTTCGCGAGCTTCTCCGTGTCCACATACCAGCGGAGGGTGGGAGCGATGTCGGAAGAGATGGCGGATGGCGGATGGCTGATGAGGAGGAGGGCGAAGAGGGCCAGAACGGACCCGACTTCGCCAAGGCTACGTCGGGCTTGCGGAACGGACGAAACGGGTTTCACATCAACCTCCTATGGCTGGGCCACGACGGTGACGGTGCAGGTGAGGCTTGGATCTCCGAACTCCTCCCAGTAGATGCCCTTCGCATCCAGGACCGACCGGTAGTTCGCCGGGTAGTAGCCCTCGTGGTACAGCTCATAGGTGCCCCCCATGATGGACACATAGGGACCGGCTCCAGAATCGATTTCCAGGTAGTAGGAGGAGTTCGCGACGTTGGTCCAGCCGAGGTTGATGTTCCCGGTGTCGGCGTGGCAATAGAGCCCCGTGACGACGGTGCTCTTGTTGGCGGTGACGTAGTAGGCATGGGATGGCGTGCACGTGACAGACCCGGAGCCTGCGAAGGTTGACCAGGTGGGGCCGTGCGGCCACTTGTGGGTGGTCGAGGCCCAGAATGCCGAGTAGCCGGCATCGTGTAGCTCCCACGCGCTGTACGAGAACCCGAGGATGTACGGGCCATTGGTGAACACCACGCTGTCGCTATTCGTGGCCGAGACCCGGTACTCCCCGTTGACGTTCGTTGGCGACGAGACTCCGCTGATCACGTAGGCCTCGTAGGGCTGTGTCGTGGTGGTGGTGGCGCTCTGGACTCGGATCACCAGGCCCTGGGAGGTGATGGCGGCGATCGCGGCGGACGCCGCTGCGCAGAGGAGCATGACGAGCAGGAGGCTATGGCTGCGTGTAGTCAATGGCCGGGCTCCAGTTGGTGGCGGCGCTGGTGTTGGTGGTGATGAGGCCGGCCCAGTACCCGGCCGGGACGGAGATCGAGAGATCGACGTTGGTGGCGACTGTCGTGGTGACCATGCCGGTGTACGCGGTGGTGTAGGAGCGGGCCGCGTTCGTGCTGTGGCGAAGGCCGATGTCGGCCACAACGCTGCCGGCCTCGGTGAGGCCCCGGAAGGCCCGCAGCGTGCCCGCGCGGGCGAAGTAGAACCACACCATGTTCTGGGCGTTGGTCTGAGGAGCCGGGTCCGTGAAGCAAAGCGTGTTCGTGAGGCCGGTCTTCTCGAAGGTGTTCCAGACCGTATTCGAGAGATTGCTGTCCGCTGCCTGGTAGAGCGCGACGACGGCGTTGGAGAGCGCGATGTCGGCGGCCTGGTAGAGCTGCACGAGCGCGTTCGAGAGGGCGGCGTCGGCGTTGGTGGTGGAGAGGCCGTTACGCGCGGCGAAGTTCGTCGGGCTCACGACGACGCCGTTGCTGTCTGCCATCATCGGCCAGGAGGTGGCGGTCGCCGGCGATCCGGTCGGGGCGCCGGCGAGCGTCCAGAAGGACGTCGTGGCGGCGGCCCAGGCGGCGTTGGTGCCCTCTGAGAGATGCCAGCGGTAGTAGTAGACCTGGGAGGCTGTGAGGCCGGTAATGTTGGTGGAGACGGCGCCGGTGGCAACTCCGGAGATGAGGCCGTTCGTCACGCTCCAGGAGGCGGCGTTGCTGCCGCCATCGCTCGTGCCATAGTAGAGCCGCAGGTAGGTGGTGTTCGTGCTGCCGTTGGTGGAGACAACGTTTCCACACATCCAGGCGGCCGTGCGCGTGATGCCGGTGGCGGCGGAGGCATCCACCTGCAGAGCGGTGGATGCGCATGGAGCAGAGAGCATAGCGCAGAGAGCCAGGCTCAAGAGCAGAGACACAGACGGCTTCATAGTTCCTCCCCTGGGCCGAGGGTTAGGACGGCGACGCCGTCCTGGATCGCGGCGATCTCCGGGTACCAGCGATCGGTGGACTGGATGTAGTGGTACCACCGGCCGTTGTGCCAGCGCGCCCACGCCAGGTCTTCGTGCTTCTGGACATACCGGGCATCGGCTTCCTGCTGGGTGTAGATCGTCTGGCCCTGGGGGGTCGTGGAGGGGGCCGCGCCAACACCGTCCTCATAGATCTGGAGCGTGGTGCAGCCTGGAGTCACGTCTCGCCCAGGGGAATCGTTCGTGACGTAGGAGATGGCCACCCAGAACTGCTTGTTGGTGTCGGCCCCGAGAGAGGGACTCGTTTCGGCGTTGGTGAATGACACCAGCGCGTGCTGGTGCGTCTTCGCGTTCCACTGCTCCTGGGTGAGCGCGCCGTTGAGGTCCGCCGCAAGGACGGTCTTCGCCACCAGGACGCTGGCGGCGGCGGTGGGGCCGTCGAGGATCGTGACGGTGAGCGAGGCGATGTTGGAGATGTCGGTGACAACGGCATTCGAAACGCCGATGGCGATCTCGAACTGGAGGTCGTTGCCGCGCCACGCGGCAGGGGTCCCGCCGGTGAAGATGTCCTTGAGGGCCGTGCCGGGGGCAACGGCGGCGTCGGCCAGGATGCGGATGCGTCTGCGTCCCAGGGTGGTCATGATGGTCTCTCCGTGAGGATCTTCCCGCCCACGATCTCGTAGTCGACCATGACGGTGACGCCGATCTGGCGGCCGTTGAAGGTGTGAACGACGGCGTTCTGCAGGTAGCGTTCGACCTCCTTCGAGGAGCTCTTCGCGATCAGGGTCACCAGACCCATCATCAACGTGTCGTTCGCGTTCTCCAGGTAGAAGACCTCGGCATCGGCCAGATCGTCGAAGAGGAAGGACCGCGTGAACGTGACGAGCGTGCGGGCGTTCTTGCGATCGAACTGGCCTTGAGAAGCGGCGCGCAGATAGGGAGCCTCCTGGATGACGATGCCCCGGCTGATCCGGATGCCGATCGGCCCATCCCTGCCTTCCCCCGCCAGAACGGTGTTGTCGACCTTGATGATCATGCCGCGTTGACTTCGAGCTTGAAGAGATCCACCAGGGCGCCAGCGTTCAGAGTCCGCAGCGTCCGGAACTCCAGGTCGGGAACCCGGTCCCCGATCGCGTAGGCGTGTTGAGCAGTCTGCAGGGTGCAGCCGTAAATGGTCGCCTTCGGGTTGCTGGCGCCGCCGGTGATGACGAGCGTCTGCGCCTTGTCCAGGATGGACATGCCGCGAGCCACCCCCGCGCCCTGGAGCTTCATCAGGCCGTGCAGATCCGCGACCTTGATGCCGATAGGCTTGCACTTGACGGAGACGGAGGCGTTGCCGTTGTAGAGCCAGTCGAAAAGCCCGGTGTCGTCGACGCCCTCCGGCTCTATCCCCACGTCGAAGCTCAGCGTCCAGCCGTCCTTGGTCTGGATGGATGCCCACGGGTCGCTGAGCGCGCCCAGGGCGGCGCTGTAGGGCACCGTGAGGATGCTGGCCAGGGTCAGGGAGGTGTCGGTGAAGGCGGCGTCGGCAAGCGAGAAGAGATGCGCCGCGTTGCTCCAGGCCTGGTTGTCGGTGCCGATGCAGGTGAGGGTGACCTGGCCCATCACGGTCTTGACCGCTGAGAGGAGCAGATCCGGCATCTTCGAGACGAAGCCGCTGGAGTACGTGAGCTTCTCCTTGCCGTTGATGGGCCAGACCACGACGCTCTTGTCGGTGCTGGGCATGGCGGAGGCACCGGGCCTGCAGGCCGTGTGCGGGTAGAGAACCTCGAAGACGCTGGCCGGCGTTGTGCCTTCGATCTCCCCTGCAGGGGTGAAGGTGATCTCCGTCACGATCTGCTGGACGCGCTTATCCAGCGTGCCGAGCCCGGAGACGACGATCTCGAACAGATCGTACCGGGTGTTGATCTTGATCTCGTCCTTGACCCAGAACGTGACGCCGTTGAAGGTCACGATGGCGGGGCCGCGAAGGATTCTTGCATCTGTTCTGCTGATCATGTGCGTCTCCTATTCCAGTTTGAAGCCGGCGGCTGCCTTGCAGTTGATCAGATAGATCAGGGCGCCGCCGGAGTCGTTCACGAGCACGAAACTTTCCGCATAGGCCGGCACCGCGCGTGCCGGGTTGAGCAAGCAGAGGATCATGGCCAACACCTGCGACGCCGGCTTCTTGCTGCCGGTGTTGCCTTGGTTGGTGACGACGCGCTCGAAGACGGTAATGCCTACCTTGAGATCCAGGGTGTAGGCGCCGACGCCGAGCGTCTCGGGCTTGCCGGTCATGGTCTCGACAACCACGCAGATCCCGATCTTGGCAACTTGCTGCTCGATGAAGTTCAGCACGTCGCCCTTGGCTTCGGTGATGACGGGGACGTTGGCAAAGAAGGGGTCGTTCGTCAGGGTCTTGCTGATCGCCTCCTGGATGTCCTTGAGGGGGTCCTGGCTCACGCTGTCCTCCGGTTCCTGGCTTCGATGCGGGCGAGCATCTGCGAGAGCTCGTCGTGGATGGCGTCGTCGATGGTCTGGGGATCGGGGAGCGCGCGGGGATCGGCAGGCTGATTCTTGATGCGCTTCACGAGCCAGTACCAGACGGTGCCGATGCCTTCGGTGGCTTTGGCGGCGCGAGCTTTCACCCGCAGGCCCTTCTTCTTACCCTTCTGGACCGTGCGCTGATAGTTGTAGGCCGCCACGAGGGCCGGCCGGGTGACCCAGAGCTTGGGATCGAACACCATGGCGAACTTGAGGGCGGGCGTGGCGCCCTCGCGGGGGGAGCCGGCGGCGTAAGCGGCGGCCGTCGCGGGGATGGCGAGGTGGGCGACGCGCTTGGGCTCGATCGGTCCGCCGTAGACCTTCTGGTTGATGGCGGGATCGGTGATGGCGATCGTCGCCTGCTGGGAATCGACGGAGGCCAAGGCGGTCGACTTGCGGATGCGCGCCCAGAAGCCCTGCTCGGGCCAGCCCATCTTGTTGCCCTCGGTGTTGCGCATGGCGAAGTGGTCGCGCAGCTCCTTTTCGACGCGCTTGCCGGCGACCTGCAGGATCTGTTCCGGGCGGTCGACGATATCCTGCAGCGTCTGCAGCATCGGCGTGGCGGTGTCGCGGGTGATCTCGATGTCAAGCATTGCGGCCTCCTGTCCAGGAGATGGTGTCGCCCTCGACGCTGACGCGATCGCCGAAGAGATCGACGAGGCTCTGCAGGAGATCCGGGCCGATGTCCTGGGTCGAGGCCAGGAGCGCTTCGTTGAAGTCGGCGTCCACTGGCTGGATCTCCTCGCCGGGCTGGAGAAGCCCGAAGTCCTCGGCATCGCGGCGGGAGACGTCGTCGAGCCCCATGCCGCTGCCGAAATCGAACGGGGGCCACGGCGTTCCGAACACGCTGATCGCAACCCAGATGGGGTCGGTCTTGAGAGCGATCATGCGGTCTCCAGCTACGAGCCTGCCGGGCCGGGCGACCACTTCGCCATTGGACTTCGGTACGCGGCCAGTCCAGATCCCGATCCAGTCGCGCTTGTCCTTCCGCTCCTCCATGCGCACCAGCTCGTAGGCCGGGTAGGCGTCCAGGATCGCGGGCTGCATATCCGTCTTGCGGCGGGTGTAGTTGGTGACGTGCTGTGTCTGGATGTCGTAGATGAGCTTGAGGCGAGTCCTGGAGGCCAGGTCGGTGAGGCCGCCGGAACCATCCGAGAGGCCCGCATCGAGGGCGCGCTTGCGCATGTCGCCGATGAAGCTGGAGCGGTCGACATAGGCGGAGGCCACGTCGCCCTGGGGATTGACGACCTGCTCCTTCTGAAGCGCAACGGCCATGAGCAGCTTCGACTTCGCGGTCTCCAGGAACTGGGCATCCTCTACCGCCGCGCTGAAGAAGGCGCGATCCCGGAGGGCCAGGCGGACCTGTGCCCAGTCGGCGGTGCGGAGCGTGGAGGCGACGACGCTCTTCGCGTCGAGCTTCGTGATCGCATCCTGCAACGGCACGGCTGTGGTGAGGAGCTTCATGGGTTAGAGGGCGTTCATCGAGTCACGGGTCATCACGCGCGTGGGTTTACGGACGATGGTGATCTTGCCGGCGCCGCTCTGCACGGCGGGCGTTTCCGGGTCATCCGGGGTCGATACGGGGAAGTCTTCCGTTCCGGCGATGTCGAGATCCTTGTAGGCGCGCGCGATCTGTGTCTTGTGATCCTCGGAGAGACTGAGCCCCGGAATTCTGGTCTGCAGGGCTTCGAGGGTAAGGAGCGCGGCGCAGCTAACGAGTTCGGGAGGGACGGCGTAGGGCGTGAGCGAGATCTGTATGCGCTTCGAGATCCGGTTGCGGATGTAGTTACAGCGGTCGTGCATGGTCTCGTCAAACGGGTTTGCCTGGCCATCCGCGAGGGCGGCCGTGGAGGCTGCTTCAACAAGGGCGGCAACCTGGTAGCGGTTGAGATCCGCAACGCCTATGACGATCCATGCGCTCATGGTTGAGTCCTCGGGACGAGGGCCAGCCGGCTGGGAGGTTTGCAGCCGGCCAGCCCTTTCCCCTGACTAGCGGCTGCGGTTGTCGAAGACGATCTCGGCCAGGAAGTTGCTCGTGGCGGAGATCCGGAACACATCTCCCTTGAGCTGCACGTACCCGTTCGTCGACAGGTCCGTCGCCCCGGAGGTCGCCGTCGTGATGGTGGTGAGCGTGTTCGTCAGCACGCCGGTCGAGTCGACCTGGCTGAAGACGATGGCGTTGGTGCAGGCGGCACCCGCCAGGTTCTGCGCGCGGACCGCGAGGATCTTCGCGTTGTAGAACGAGGCGCTGTTGGTGTACGCGGCGGACGTGGTGCCGGAGAGAATCACCCTCTGGTACTCGTCGGCCTTGGCTTTCGGGGCGATGTTGACACTGGCCACGATCACAACGGCGAGCGTGGCGCTGATGAGTTTTCGGAACATACCGTTTCTCCTTCTTCGTGAGTCCTTGAATCGAGTTGCGATGACAGACAGAGAACGAGGCGGGGGGCTTTCCCGGCCCCCCGCCCGGTGGACTGACTAGGTGATGTTGAGCCGGCGGGCGCTGCCCGTGCTGACGATGTTGGAGTAGTGCGCGACGCTGATCTCGACCAGCTTCGCGCTGAGCTCGCGCCGGTAGACCTGGAACTGGCCGGCTCCGGCCGTGGTGATGAACCGCTTCAGGGAGGAGGGATCCTCCATGACAGGGCTCGACGTGCGGTGGAACGCGACGGCGTAGGCGCCGAGCATGCGCGTCTTGTCGCCGCTGCCGGTCCCGTACCGCTCGCTGTACTTCCGCAGGCCCTGGTCGAGCCCGAGCCACTCGCCCAGCTGCTGCGGCGTCCACATCGAGCTCGCGAACCCGCCGGCCTTGTCGGTCGAGCGCAGATTCTGCACGCGGTAGCTCCAGGCCGTCGCACCGATCGCCAGCGCGTTGGCGTTGAGCCCGGTCGTCGTCCCCAGGGCCTCGACGAGGTCCAGGAGGTCCGTCTCCGGATCGGTCACCGGGGCCGTGACCCACTTGACGCCCGAGCCCGCGTGGAGCGCGAGCAGGGCCGTCACCGCGCGGCGCAGGTCGTTCCGCATGATCCGCACGCGGAGCCAGCCCGCATAGAGCTGTTCCCAGTTCGGGATCTCGCCGACCACGTCGAGGTCGCCGATGAAGGCGAGCCCCTTGTTGATGGTGCGGCCCGTCTCAAGCTCGCCCTTGAAATCGACGATCTTGAAGTTCGTGCCCGCCGCCCGAGCATCGTCGGTCTCGCTCAGGAACTGCTGCACGTTGCCGAACTTGCGGAACTCGAACCGGCGGCCGGCCGGGACGGGGGCGGCGATGAAGTCCAGGGCTTCCTGGATCTTGTCCGCATCCGTCATGCCGGTGATGAACGCCGTGAGCGGCTGGCTCATGAACGAGTTGTTGAACGACTGCTCGTTCGCGGCGCAGATGATGCCCTTGCTGGGGGCTGCCCCGTACAGGATCGGGGCGAGTTCGAGAACCTGATGGCCGGCCGCGTTCGCGGCGGCGATGAATCTGCTGTCGATCTGCATAGTGATGTTCCCTCTTGGGGGTTGGTGTTGCTGCTGCGATCCCTTCCGAACGTCCCTTTCGTGTGTTCGATCAGGTCACGACGATCTTGACCGGCGAGCACGGAGCCATCTCCAGCTCGTCGTTATCGGCGGAGGCGGCGGTGATGGCCGTCCCGACGATGTAGTACGTCCCACCCGCCACGGGCAGGGTTTTCACCTTCTCGCCATCCGCGATCAGGATGGCGTTGACCGCCACGGCGGCCGACGCGACGACAACGACGGTGCGATCGGCACCGCCCAGGGCCTGGACCCCGACTTCGAACCCATCGCCCTCCGTGGCCATCGCCACGCCGATCGGTACGCCGTCGTTCGCGGCGACGGTGCCGGCGGCCGAGAGCTTCACCAGCTTCTTCTCGGTCACGGTTCCCGAGGCGGTCGCCGTGAAGCGGCCTCCCTGGTGGGTTCCGACGTTGGTGACCGCGTTGATCGCGGCCACGAGGTGCTTCCGCCCGGAGGCGAGGACGATCGCCAGACGGGCACGCAGTGCGCGCAGCTTGTGCATTGCTGCTTCCTTTCTCCGCCTTCAGGCGGTGTCGAGGCCTGATCCCCGGCCTCTGCGGGTTGCGGGCATCCGCCCGAAATCGTTACGCCCGGCCCCCGTTGGGCATGAGCTTGAAGAGTTCGTTGTGCTTCGACTTGCACTCGTTCCAGGCCTGCTCCCAGGGGAGCTTCGTGGCCGCCATGTGCTGATGCACCAGCTCGACGAACCGATCGGACGCGGGCCGGGAGCCCAGGGCATCGTTCGCGGCTGCGGCCCGGTCGGTGGGCACAGTGGAGCTGGTCTTGAGATCCGGCGTGAAGAGCTCGTTGGCGGCGGCGGGCGTCTTGGTGATCTTGTCGCGCCAGTGATCGCGGTCAGCGGCCACGATACGGCCGACAGCGACCGCGCCGTCGAGAATCGAGTTCACACCGGCGGCGATCGCGTTCGCCTTCTCCTGCTGCAGCGCCGCGCGCAGGGCATCCACTTCCGCGCGGAGGTTCGCGTTCCACGCCTTCTCGCTCTGGCACTGGGCTTCCTTGTCTGCGACCATCTTCGCCAGCGCGGTGAGCTGCTGGTTGGCTGAGTCGCGCGCGGTGACGGCGGCGGCGAGTTCGTCGCGGAGCTGAACGATCTCTGCGCAGCACTTGGCGAGCTCCTGCGAGGCCACCGAGACGTCCATCATCGCCGCCATCGCGGCGGCATCCATCGCCGGCATGGCGTCCTCATTGATGGCCGCGCCGGAAATGTTCGGCCGAACCGTGAGGCCCATGGAATAGAACGCCACCGGATCGCAGACGTCGAGGTTGTCCTTCTTCTCGCCGGTCCTGGCCAGGCCCCAGTGCGGTGAGGGCGCAAGCGCCTCGTTCGCGGCGACGATGGCCTTGCCGTCCGCAGTGAACTCGCCGGTGACCGTGAGGGCTTCATCTCCAGCCTCCATGGCCAGGCACTTCCCGAGCCGACGCCACGCCTTCGTGGATGGGTTCTCGGCATAGTCGGGATGCCCCAGATAGATGGGCGAGCCGGATACAAGGCGGCTCAAGCGACCGCGCACCGAGTTGAACGCGGCGACGAGGCGGCCGGCAACGGCCTTGTCGAGGCGCTGCACGACCTGCTCCTCCTTGCCATCGGCGTTGCGGATCGTGACGGGCCAGAGCCCGTAGGGGATGGTCATCTTCCCCTCGACGACGCGGGAGTTCGCCGCCACGGAGGCGGCAACGGCCGTGAAATCGGGGACGCTGGCGGCGGAGTTGCAGGCGGCGATGAGTACGATGCGCTTCATGCTGTCTTCCTTTCGGCGTTTAGGTTTCGAGATGCTCATGCCGCATCCTCCTCGACCAACGTGATGGTCCAGAAATCGGCGGCGAGATCGGAGTTGGCAAGGTAGTCGTAGGGCATGTAGCAGTGGCCCTTCTCGCCCCAGGCCTCGCCCCAGGAGTTCCGGACGATGATCTGACGGGCCGGGCGGTCGTAGCCCACGGCGAGCACGGCGTGGCCGCCCAGGAGGCGCTCACCTGGCCCCGGCATCGGAACGACGGCGGCCTTTGCGACCGACGGCGTCTCGAAGCTCTCGTAGACGCTGAACCCGAAGACGAAGGGATGCCCAGCCGCGATGCAGGTTTCGAAGTCGCCGACGGTCTGGCGAAGCCGCTGGTACTTGAGCACCTGGTGGTCGAGCGCGTGGCGGTATGCCTTGATCGAGGGCTTGCTGGTGAACCGGGAGATGACATAGGGCCACTCCGGCTCCGGGCACACGCCCTGACGCACGACGCTCTTGATGCCGTCGCGGAGCATGGCGCCGGAGTCCTCGTCGACCGTGCCCAGGACAACACGCTCGTTGTAGTAGATGAAGAGCCGGGAGGGCACGAACGATCCGCGCGTCTGCTTCTGGCGGATCTGCTCGAACTGATGCGCCGCGCCGATGGCGTTGGCGGTGCAGCTCCCGAGATCGCCCTGGTCATAGACGGGCGGACACTGCGCCCGGAGATCCACCTTGGGGGGCAGTTGCAGGGGTTGAAATCCCTTCGGGACGTACCGGTAGTAGAGGTCGCGGTGATCGGGCAGATCGGGCACCCAGCCGTAGCGTCTGGTCATGATTCCTGGCCTCCATTGTGGTGCTTGCGAGATTTGCCCTTGCAACGGGCCGGTAAGCCCTTGCAAATCGATTGGGGAGTATCCGGTCGGGCATTCGGGCGCGTTTCCGGCCGGCCCGTTGTGGGGCATCCTGGGCCGCCGGACGGGCCGGCGGCGGTTTCGGGTTCCGGGTTCTGGGTTTCGGAAGCAGACGGGGGAGTCTGCAAGGCCTGGATCGCGGCCTGGAGGTCCTGGATCTGGCGGCGGCACTCCTGGGCGTCGAAGTGGTGTCCCTCCTGGACGTGCTCCTTCTCCTGGATCTCACGCAGGTGGACGCGCTCGACCAGACAGTTGATGGCCGTCTCGTACATCACAGGACTCCTTCCCGGCAGGAGGTGAGGATCTGGACGGTGCGGCGGTAGATGGAGTTGGGATCGACAGAGTCGAATGTGTCGCGGCCACACCCGCGCAGGTCGAGCTCCGGGTACAGCAGAGTCGCAACCGCCTCGGAGCAGATCCACCGGCGCGGGCTCCTGGGGACGGGTATCCCGAAGCGGATGAGTGCCCAGATGGCTACGAGCTGGAGGACGCTGTAGCCGATCCGCTCGTCGCAGACTTCGGCGCGCTGGTAGACCCTGGCCGACGATGCCGGCCCAAGCGGGAGGTAGATGGTGGTGAAGTCGCGGCGCTCGTCCTCGTCGGCCCAGTCGATCACATCCATGTAGTCCTTCGGCCCGATGAAGCCCTCGCTGATCAGGGACTCGAAGTAGCAGCGGGAGTTGTCATCGCGGACGAAGCCCAGGGCGACGTGCGACCAATGGCCGTCGGTGATGCGCGCGATCGCGCGCGAGAGCAGTCCTTCTCCCCTAGTGAAGAGCAGGAAGGTTCTCACGTTGCCTCCTGGAGCTTGCCGGCGTTCTGTTCCAGCGCGTTGACGACGCAGGCGCCGAGGAGGCCTTCGCCGATCTGGGCGAGGCGGTCGATGTTCTCCTGGGTGAGCAGTTCGGCAGGCATCTCCTTGATGGCGGCTTCCACAAGGGCGATGTACTCCGACTGCGTGGCTCGTTCAGGCAACGACGCTTCCAAGTTCGAGAGCCACTTCTCGAACATCTGCGCACGCCCCTTCAGGGTCTCGGTGATGGCCTCCTCGACGAGATCGCTGCGGACAGCCTCCACGCGCGCGGCCTGACCTGCGGAAGCGAGGTGCTGGCTCGTGATGAGAGCGTTCGCGGCCGGCATGACTGAAGGCACGGCGGCTGCCGGCGGCGTGAGAACCCTTTGCCCAGGTTGGGGCGGCGTGCGCTCGTAACGCTGGGCGAGGTCTTCGAGCGTGAACTGCCAGCCGCGCTCGGCGAGGAAACGGTCCTTCTCCATCTCGGCCTTGACGTCGGCCTTGATGCCCGTCTTCCACTCGACCCACGCCAGCGGCTCCTCTCCGAAACGGTAGCGGATGAGCGGCGTGATGATGTACTCGTTCAGCGCCTCGGAGATCATCGTGGCATCGTCCTGTTCCAGGATGATGGCCTCGGTGCTCTGAACAGTGACCCCACTCTGGTTCGGGCCGCCGCCGGAGTCGCTCATGAGGTTGCCGCCGCGCCAGAGTACGGTGATGGCCTTGACCATGGCCTCGTACATCTGCGGCCAGGGGAGCGTGCCCTTGAGCGCCATCTCGATCGGGTTGATGCTGACGCCGTCTTGCGTGACCATCTTGAGGTCGAAGCTGAAATTGTCGACGGCATCTTCGAGCGTGCGCCACTCGTCGCTGTCCGGAGCGGCCTTCGTGGTGCCATGGATGCCGGGACCCACGCGGCCGTTGTAGAGAGCCCAATCCGTGAGGGCCATGCGCTTGAGGAGGTAGAGCAGCGACGTGGGCGCCATGAGGCCGTCGCCCTTCGTGATGAGCCAGCCGTCCTCTTCCAGCGGGACGCCTTCGATCATGAGGTCCTGCGGCAGATAGCGCAGACTCCCTGTGGTGCGCTCGAACCACCACAGCGGCATGGCGATCGTCTGGAGCGTGAGCCCATCGGGCCTGGGCTGCCAGACGATCTCGTGGACCTGCCACTGGAACCCGATGGCGCGCATCATTTGCCGCGTGAGCGTGGTGATGCCACCCGTCGAAGAGGGATCGAGAGCGTCCGACGCGCTGAGGTTGTCCAGGGCGAACCCGATCGCCTCCATGTGCCGCCGCACGGCCGGATCGTCCGCCTTGCGTCCTGGTGCGGCGACGAGCCTGTAGCCGTAACGCGGAACCGCCTTGTGGCGCTTGTTGCAGTCGGCGCCAACACGATCGTCGCGCCACTGGATATGGTGCCACAGGATGGCCGTGTCGCGCAGGTAGCCGCGCGAGAAGCTGTCGAGGTAGGCGGCAAGGTTCTCAGGGGTGAGCTGCGGCAGGGGATTCGGCGCGAAGCGAATCGCGTCGGCAACGCGGCTGACACCCGAGGCCGTTGGCTTTGTCTTGCGAGGCCGGCTCATGCGCACATCCTCCTGGCACGCTGCGGAACGGTCCGGCCTCGCGACGGGGCGTGGACTTCCGGGTGGTTGAGATCGCCGCCGCCACCCCATTTACGTTTCGAGACGGCGCACGCGGCGTTCGAGTCCAGGGCGTAGAAGGAGAGCTTGCCGCTGTCGAAGGTGTCGCCGTGGCCGCCATCGGCGTCGACCTCGCAGTCGTAGGAGCCGCGATCCTTGACGACGCTGCGGTGATCCTTCTTGAAGTACGGCTCCGGCGGGAGGATGCACCGGTTGTCGTTGATCTGCGCCACGTAGAGGTCGCCGAGGTACGTCTTGTAGTTGACCGCACCCTCATAGCCCGCCGGAAGGGGGTCAACCGTGCTGCCGTTGATGACCAGTTCGACAGGGACGATGCCCGCCAGTTCCTGGCGGGTCTCCTCGGCGAAGTAGCGCTCGCTGCTGGCATCGATGGCAAGGCGCCGGACGGGCGCCTTGGAGTCCTTGCAGGTGCGCAGAAGGAAGGTGAGCCGTTCGCGGGCGAGCTTGGGATCTCGCGTCTTCCAGAGGACGTTGAGGGGGCTGACGTACTCCAGGCCCGCGCGCTGTGTGATCGTGACGCTGGATGGATTGCTCTTGCCGCCGCTGGTGGTGGCGACATCGAAGCCCATGCCCGTCTGCTGGCCCGGCTGCAGGTGCTCGGCAAGCCAGGTGCAGGCGCGCAGGAAGTCGCGGTCGGTCTCGCAGTAGATGGCGGCGCACTTGCCCACGCCGCGCTGCTGGGCGGAGTGGAGCGCGAGGGCGTCGACTGCCGCCGTGCCGCCCGCCTCGTGCACGAGCATGTAGTTCCACTTGCGGGCGTTCGGGCTCATGCCGGCCAGGGCCTTCTCCAGGGGCATGGGCTCGCCGGTCTTCTTGTCGAAGAGCGTGTGGCCGGCGGCGTAGGCGTCGGCGAGATCCACGCGGTGAACGAGGATGCCGGTCTGCGAGATGTAGAAGTGGCCCTTGGGGTCCGGCGTGAAGGTGGTGACGTCCTTGGGGAGCGTCATCTCGTAGCCGGGGTGGCGATCGTCGCCGCAGAGGTTGCTGGCGTAGATGAGGCGGAAGGTCGGGTCGGTGTCGATGATGGGATCGGTGGCGAGCTGGAGCTCGCGCTCCAGCTCGGGGTGTGTGAATTGCTGCTCGTCGCGGAACACCCAGCCGCCCCACCCGCGAGCCGTTGCCGGATTCGGGGCGATGACGAGCAGTCTCGAATATCGGGTCTTGTCGAAGTAGAGGCGGAACTCCAGGCGCTTCGACTTGTAGAGGTCGGCGTAGTCGTCGTCGGTGAGGGAGCGGTAGGATTTGCCGGTCTCGGAGTTGGCGGCCACCAGGTTCACGTCGCTCCCCTGGGCGGAGTTCTCCAGCGCCATCTTGAGCGCGGCGGCCTCCTGCTGGATCTTGATGGCCTGCTCGGTGGCCGAGAGCGTCATGCTCACCAGCTCGGAGCCGACGAGGAGCGAGGCCGATGCGGCGATGACCGATTGCCCAGGAGCGGAGGACATCGCGTCGAAGGCCATCGAGCCAAGCGTCGTGCTCTTGCGGCCGCGCCGGGTCCAGAATAAGTACATGATGCGCGTCTGGCGGGCGGCCACCATGGCGTGCTTCTCGTACTCTCGGCGCTTCCACTGTTTGATCGGGGCAGTCACTTGGGCAACGCAACCTTTCCGGATTTCTCCAGCTCGTCCACGTCGCGGAAGAACTCGGCCCGGATCGCCGCGATCTTTTCCGCGCGCGGCGCGGTGCTCTCGGCGATCTGGCGCAGGCGGTCCTGGTCGAACCGGTCGAGGATGTTCTCGGCGGCGGCGACCTCGAACTGGTCGCGGGCGAGGCGAACGGTCTCTTCCCTGGAACGCTGACGGCGGAGCGCGATGTGGAGCTTGGCGTCGCGGTTCTTGAGGGCCTGGATCTCGAACACGGTCTGGGCGGCCTTGTTGACCTTGTCCTGGTCCATCGCGAAGCCAGGCAGATCTTTGAGCTCGGCCTTGACCTGGTCAGCCAGGGATGCGGCTTCTTCGAGCTGGCTGGTGACGTAGTACCAGCCGTAGAAGTCGCTGAGGGCGGCCGGCGATGTGGTGATCCCGAGATCCTTGGCGATCTTCTGCAGGGTCGCCCTCTGCGTGCCGGTCTCCAGCCAGCCGATGATCTTGGCCTGGTCGGGTTTCGGCAGCGTCTTGAGTTTGGAGTCTCCGCGCGGCTTCATGCGAGCGACGCTCTCCCCTGGTCGGTGATGATCCACTTGCGCGGTCCCTGGAGCTTGGGGTTGACGCCGGCGATGAGTCCCTCGGCCTCCAGCCACTTGAGGCGCTCGTCGAACTCGCTCTTGGTCAGCGGCGGCACGACCATCATGTTGGTCTGGGCGAACAGAACGGGCTCCGGCAGCATGTAGCCCCGGCAGTCAGAGAGAGACTGGAGAATTGAGCGGTTAGCGAGCTGGACCTGTTCTTCGGTTGTCATTCTTCATGCACTCCCTGGCTGGCGTAACGGAGGATCTGATCGACGCGGCGGTGCACGCCCCCGATCTTATCCCCGATCTCCTTGCGGAGATTCTCGGTGCGGGTGGTGTGCGTGTCTTCGACACGCCGGAGCTCCTCTTGGAGGATGGCGCGAAACTCGGCGGACATGGCCTTGAAGCGCTGGTCGAGATGCTGCTCGTGTTCGCGGTGCTTGGCGGTGCAGTTCTCGGCCGTCATGTATTCGGGTGAGGCGCGCACCTCCAAAGGCTGAGGCGTGATCTGTCGTGCTTCGCCCTTGCCGAACCACTTGCGGATCGCTTCCACGGCTGGGATGAGGGCGACGAAGACGAGGATGAAGATGCCGATGTCCTGGGGCGTCACAGAGAGACTCCTGGGGGAATGGGCTGGAGGGCGTGAGGAAGACCAGGTCCGGACGAGAGCCACGGTACAGAGCGGTGCGTGGAGAGGAAGCGGCCCGCCTTCGCGCTGACGCTACGGCGCGGCTCTTGCGCCATGGGCGCAAGAGAAATGTGGGGGCGGGCCGGGCGTGACGCGGCGCCGCCCCCGGTACTGAGGCGTGAACGTGTGACGATAGAACTACATGCGTGCCTCCCTGTTGCGTTGGCCTTGTGCGGCGTAAGCATGGGATCAGTATGATCCCATGCCGAACGGAAGCGTTACCGCGTGGTGCGAGCTGTGCGGATTATGCGCGAGATTGATCGACTACGAGCGCAAGATCCACATGGCAACGCCGATGGCAAAGAGAACGAATGACACGATGAGCTGCGTCGCGAAGACGACGTAGAACAACCTGATCATCCGCTTCACGTCCACCATCTCGCTGTTCAGGGTTCGCAGAAGATCGTTCGTGCATTTGGTGGAAGCATCATAGGCCACTTTGGTCTCAAGACTCTTGCGCGCGACGACCTGTGCAGCACTGGGGACTTCGAGCGGGATGCCGCAACTCGGACAGTCAACGAGCGACCCTACCATCGCCTTATCGGCTTCGAGCGGATGCTGACAGGAACTGCAGTTGAAGTGGATCACGCTCATGGGCTCTTCTTCCTTCCGTTACGGGTCCCATTGGCACAGCGGGTGCCGTTCGTTCTCTTTGCCTCTGTATAGCGGTAGGTCCGCTGATCCTCATGATGGAGAAGTGCTGAAATGCGCTCTGAGGTAACCCCAGCAATGTGGTAGTCGTTGCCTTCCAGCAGATCGAGGTACAACAACAGGCAGAGCTTGATGACGGCTGTTCGATTTGGAAGCCCCATTCGTTGGGCTGCTACTTCCAGGCGCCTCAGCATTGCCGGAGTGAGCCTAACAGGTATCGGTTTCGTTTCAGACACGCCCCTATCGTATAACAAGAGCCCGCCCGACGAAACCACAAAATGGCGTTTTGTTGTTGCGCTAGCGTATACCGTTTGGTATACACGTAGGCATGAAGATTGGAGCCGCTTCGAATCCACTTCCGATTCGACTCGATGCTGAGACCCGCAATCGGATCATCGTCGCAGCCAAGCGGCTGGGGATTCACCGTTCAGACGTTATCAAACTGGCGCTCATCAACCAGCTGGCCGAGATCGAATCCGGGTACATCAAGATACGGGCGCGCGCTGAAACGGTGGTCCCATCATGAAAGCCACAAGACTCTCCTCCGTAACACCTCCCGCTGAAGTCATCCGCAAGGCCGTGCAACTTGAGTTAGCGGTGAATCCCCCGAAGGTCTCGGCTGTGGAACTAGGAAAGCTCCCGGACCTGAAGCAGTGGTTCAGGTTGGATGAGTGCGCCACGATCTTCGCGGTGAGCAACTCCCAGGTGCGCAACTGGATCGACGAGGGCGTCCTGGAGGCCCGCGCGATCGCCAGCTCGATCGACCCGGCGAATCCCCCAAAGAAGATCTGCAAGCGCGTGACGCGGGAGAGTGTTGTGCGGCTGTTGAACGATCGGACGAGGCGTGTCTAACGAGGAGGCGACGTGAAGAAGAAGAGCGTGACGGCGGTTGAGGTGGTGCCGAAGAAGGGAGCGATCCAGAAGAGCGTCGAACGGGACACGTTGGCGTGTCGCGTGATCGCGCTGCACACGGAGGCGAAGCGGTTTGCGGCGCTCGCGGTCTACTGCGCGGCGGCGGCCGGGGCAACGATGCTGATGCGGAAGCGCGAGATGCTCCACGGCGAGTTCGGGGAATGGCTGGAGCAATTCGGAGCCGAGGACTGCATGGGGCTGACGGCGCGCACGTGTCAGAAGTATATGCGCCTGGCGCTGGAGATGACAGAGCGGATCAAGGGGCTCCCCAAAAACGAACCGGCCGGTTCGTTTTTGCCAGAAGCGGTTTCCAAGCGCGATCCGGACGAGGCGATCCTGGAGGGCCTCTCCAGGCTTGATCCATTCAAGGCGAAAGACATCCAAGTCCAGCGCCTGGTGGATCTGATTGGCAAGGTGACCGAAGGCCTCTCGCTGCGTCAGCTCTACTTCGACTGGGGCATCGTCCAGAAGCCGCAAGAGGGGACTCCCACGGGGAAGCCTGAGCTGATGCCGCCGCGCAACCCGATGCTTGAAGCGCAGACGGACTGGAAGCCACTGCTGAAGAGTCTCTACGACCACGGGATCACGCGCAAGGACTGGCAGCATCTCCCGCACGAGGAAATGATCCAGGCGCACGGCATCCTGAAGCTGGTGCTGGACGAGATGACGCCGGTGATCCGCGAGCTCAAGCGGCCGGGAGGCAAGGCGTGAAGCGGGGGGGCGGGCGGGAGGTCAGCGAATTGGCGGATGAGAGAAGCGCCAGAGTGACCAGGCGTAGCCGTTCATGTGCCACTGCTGGACGAGCATCTCCTCAAGGTCTTCCCGAAGCGAGCCTGTCCATGGCACCGAGGATCGCCACTGCTTACTTAGACGAGCGGCATCGGAAACGAATTGAATCCGAAGACCGATCTGGATTGCCCATCGTGCGACTTGAGCTTCTTGACGGGCGTCTGTCTGTTCTTCCAGCAGACCTGAGGAGTGCAGTCCTCGCAGCGGTACAGGCCCTAGACAGGTCAGTCGGCATATGTCGTCGCACTCTTTCAGTTCCCGGAAGGGTATCTCGGCGACCCAGCGCGCCACCGGCAGCCCACCAGTATGCAAAGGCCGTGCTGCGTGAAGCGCTGCGAGAACTGGATCGAGCGCTCGCGCACACGCGGCCCATGGGGTCGTCGCACGCATACGATGTCAAACCTACCAAGCGCTCCCTGCGGAGGTAAAGATGGAAACCCTGGCCTGCAACAGTGATGCGGCATTCGCAGTGCTCCCGGACAAGGTGCGGAGCGAGGCGTACCAGTGGATCACGGCGGTTGAGCCGATCCTGGCCGGCACGGTGCAGGGCGGGAAGATGGCGGCCTACCGGGCGCTGCGCGAGCAGTTCGGCGTGTCAATGGCGACGGTGCGCAACAAGGTGGTGGCGATCCGGAAGCACGGCTGGCGCGGCGCGGTGAACTGGGCGAAGGTTGGCGCGAAGGACAAGCTGCCCGCCGCGTTCATCGCGCACTGGAAGGGGCTCTGCGAGGAGAATCAGCGCAACTGCAAACAGGCTCACGCGAAGCTGATCAACTCGTGGCACTTCACGGATGCCCAGATCCCCGGCTACAAGACGCCGCCGCCGGCCAGCGTCAATGGCGTCCCCGACGGCTGGAGCTATGGGAACCTGATGCGGTACGTGCCGAGCCGGTTTGAGTTGACGGCCGCGAGGATCGGGCGATCGGCGGCGGCAACGTACCGCCAGAAGGTGCTGACGACTCGGGTCGGGCTGGAGGTGATGCAGTATTGCCTGTTCGACGATCTCGCGCACGACCTCTTGACGAACCTGGTGGGGGTGAACAAGGAGGCGCGTCGGCCGTGGGAGCTGGGGGCGTTCGATCTCTTCTCGGGCTGCAAGTTCGCCTATGGCCTCAAGCCGATCCTGGATGGCGACGATGGCGCGAAGCAGATGCTGCGCGCGCGCGACATGCGGTTTCTGCTGGCGTATGTGCTGACCCAGTTCGGGTATCGCCATGCCGGGACAACGTTGGTTGTCGAGTGGGGAACGGCAGCGATCTCCGAGGCGATCGAGAAGCTGCTGTTCGACATGACGGCCGGCGCGATCACGGTGGAGCGCAGCGGCATCGAGGGTGCACCAGCATTGCACGGGTGGTACGAGGGGCGTGGCAAAGGCAACTTCCGGCTGAAGGCGGCATACGAATCGCACCACTCGCTGGTGCACAACGTGACGGCGGCGCTGCCTGGACAGATGGGGCTCAACCGCGATCACTCGCCCGAGGAGTTGCATGGCCGGCAGCGCGTGAACAAGCTGCTGCTCAAGGCGGCGCAGAGGCTGCCGCCAGAGAAGGTGGCGCTGCTCAGGTTCCCGTTCATCCACTTCCACCAGTTCCACGAGATCCTGGACTCGATCTACCGGCTGATCAACGCGCGGACGGATCACGACCTGGAGGGGTTCGAGGCGGCCGGGCTGATCACACAGGAGTACCGGCTTGACCAGCGCGACAAGCGGTGGCTGCCGGCGGAATCCCTGGACATGCTGGCCCCCGAGAAGCGCGACGCGGTGGCGACGCTGATCCAGCGTCCTGGCCTGACACGCTGCCGGAAGCTGGCCCCGATCGAGGTGTGGGAGGCGGGGCGGAAGAACCTAGTGAAGCTGCCGGTGTGGAGCCTGCCGGCGATCCTGGGCGAAGACCTGGCCGTGGAGCGCACGGTGAACGAGGCAGGGTCGTTCCAGTTTGAAGACGAGGATCTTTCGGCGGAGCCGCTCCTCTTCGTGGGCCGGGTGGAGAACCGGGACGGGCACACGGTGGTGCTGCGGGACAAGGAGAGGTACCAGACGTTCCTGAACCCGTTCGATCCGTCCCGGATGATCGTGTGCGACGCGCGCGGGGGGTACATCGGCGTGAGCCACCGCGTGGTGCCGGCGAGCAAGGCGAAGCCCGACGAGCTGTACCCCGCGATGGGCGAGGCGGCGCACACGGAGAAGATCCGCACGGCAGAGTTCCGGGCGCGGCACGCCGCCGCCGTGGCGCAGCGTGTCGAGGATGAGGCCTGGAACGACACGGTCATCTCTGGCGCGCCGGTGCTACCCGAGGAGATCTCCTTTGAGCGGCGGATGCGGAAGCTGGCGAAGGGCGATCCGAAGGAGGCGCTGGCAGGCGCCCAGGCTCCGGCGCGGCTGGAGCCAAAGCCGGCGCGCGAGGCGTCCTATGCAATCTCGATGGAGGAACTGAGCGAACTGTAAAGAAGAAGGAGGCGTGACATGGCGGATGAAGGCGTGAGCGTGGCAGAGGATGCGGCGGGCGAGGAGCGGCTGGAGGATGTGGCGCGGGAATGCGCCGGCACCAACCAGATCAACATCGGGGGGAACACGGTCACCAAGTCGACCGAGCATCTGCCCGAGAAGCAGAAGACGCTGATCCGGTGGGCGTTCCAGGTGGCGCGGGACAAGCAGATGTCCTGGGCCGAGCTGGAGAGGATGAGCGGGGTCTCGCAGAGCACGTGGTACCGGGTCTGGCACGACAAGTATATCAACCCCAAGACGCAGGAGCGCGTCGAGCTGGATGGGGTGTGCAAGAAGGTTGAGAAATGGAAGGCGCTCTTCGAAGCGCGGGCGCACATGACGGACGACCTGTTCGTCGAGACCTCGGTGTGGTCCCGGATCGACTGGATCTGCCAGAAGGTGCGCGTGCGCCGGAAGCTGGGCTTCATCTACGGCGAGAGTCACTGCGGCAAGAGCGAGTGCCTCAAGCGCGTGCAGCGGCTGAACAACCACGGCGCGACGACCTATGTCGAGATGCCGCCCTCGGCGGGCGTGCAGCTGATGACGCGGACGATCGCCAAGGCGCTCCACGTGTCGAGCGGGACCTGCTACGAGAAGCTGATCGACGACGTGATCGCGGCCCTGGACGATTCGAAGCTGCTCCTGGTGGACGAGATCCATCGCGTGTTCACCACGTACCAACGCGGGTCGGTGATGCGCTGCCTGGACGTGCTGCGCTACATCCATGACCAGACGAAGTGCGGCATGGTGCTCTGCGGCACGAACGTGTTCCGGGATGAATTGGCGGAGGGGGCCTTCTGGCAGTACCTCAAGCAGCTCCGCCGGCGCGGTCTCTACGAGATCCAGATCCCGGACATGCCGCCCCGGTCGGACCTGGATCTGATCGCCAAGCACTACGGCCTGAGTCCTGCGGAGGGAACGGCCGAGGAAACGATGCTGCACATCGTGAAGAACAACGGCCTGGCCGTCTACTTCACCCGGCTCGACGACGCGGTCGAGATGGCCACGAAGGCGAGCACGAAGGTCACCTGGCATCACTTCGAAAAGGCGGTCGCCTACGTCGAGAAGATGCGGTCGATGCCTGGCGCGCGGTAGGGAGGAGGAGTCATGAAGAAGATCCCTATGAAGGCCCGCACCGAAATCCACGCGGCCGTCAAGGCGCTGGAGCTATGCCTGGCAGTTCCGGAGCTGGCGCCGGCTGCCATCCACACGGCCCTGCGCCATGTGACTGAGGCGAATCAATGGATCGTCGCTCGCGTGTTGTTGGACAGCATGAAGAAGGAGGGGTGAGGTATGGCGGACAAACCGGATAGCGAGATGGGGAAGACGTTCACGGCGCTGGTGCGCATTCACGAGGCGAACGTGAAGATCGAGTACCCGAGCGAGCAGGAGCAGAACTTCCGCGTGGCGATCATGAAGAAGATTGCCCAGGTGTTGGAGCTGGCTGATCTGCGCCCGCTCGGGATCGCCGGGAACAGCAAGGGCATTCAGAGGCCGGCGGCGGCCGGCGGCGGGAAGGCGGGTGCGGCGTGAACCTGGAGGCGGAGGTGATCAGCGGGGGGGCGCTGCTCGCATTCGTGGGCCTGGCCCTGGTGATCGGCCTCATGGGAGGCATGGTCCTGGGCCGCTGGCTCATGGAGCGCGACGTGGAGGCCGAACTGGAGGAGGTCGGCCGCAGCAGCTTCAATGCGGGGAAGCTGCAGGAGAGGCTGGATCGCGAGCGTCACGAGGAATGGGAGGAGCGCCATGTCGCGGCTCGGTCTCACGCCTAGGCTGCAGGGCCTCTTCAGGCCGCTGGTGCTCAAGGCCTGGCTCGCACACTGCGAGCGTGACGCGGCGCTCGATCCGATGGACGTCGAGGCCGAGGCGCGGTGGTATCGATCGGTCCTGATGGATCGGTTCGGCTTCGACTCCACCAAGGCCATCGACCCGGCAAACGTCAAGCAGGTCGACGAGCTCTTCCAGGCCTTCGCGCAGATCTCCGGCGACGAGCAGGAGATCGACTACTGGTCGCGCTGCGAGGAGAGGCGGATGCTGTACCTCATCCGGAAGAGCCTGGAGCGGATCTCCGAGCTGGAGCACTTCACGGCCGACTGGAAGTACGTCCGCGCGATGTGGGCGCACATGAACCTCCCGCTCACGCCGGATGAGGCGCCGGCGGAAATCCTGCACACCCTCTTCCAGGCCCTCGACACGCACGTGCGGCGCCTGGAGGAGGCCCGCAAGGCGGCGGTCCACCGTAGATGCGCATAGCCCATGGACGCCACCACACAGATCCCCCGCGAGATCCTGGAGGCCCGCATCGAGCAGTACCTGCTCGATCGGGCCGACTGGGTCCCCACGGAGGAGCTGTGCCGGGTATTCAACGTAGGCGAGCGCAAGCTGCGCGACGACGGCAACACGCCGGGCCTGTGCTCACGGTTTGCCCTGTCGCGCACGGACAACGGCGGCGGGTACATCCACGTGCGGAACGCCACCATCAAGCAGTGGTGCCTGTTCAAGAGCCGTACTCGCAAGCACGCGATCAAGGAGTTGATGAGGGTCAGCGCCCTGGACAAGGCGCGCTTCAACGTGACGAGGATCGTCCAACACATCGAGTTCGAGCGGGACACAGGCCAGGGACTCATTCCCGGCCTGGATCTCCCAAGGAGGCTTTCATGACCCGTGAGAGGGTACCATTCCGAGCGGTGTTCCAGTGTAACGGGTGCGGCAAGGACGTCGAGCTGACAGCCGATGCCCAGGCCCGCGCCACCGACATCATCGTCCACTGGCAGCGGGACTGCCACAGCCTGTGCAATCGGTGCCTAGAGCAGCGTCGCGCGGCGGGTAAGGAAGGGGGCGGGCGGTGAATGCTCTTGCTGAAGGCTCCATGCCTGCGGTGCTCGTGCTGGAGCTATGGCCGCATGAGTCCGAGTGCTGCATCTGCGGCAAGCCACTAGTTGGTTGCCGAACGGCCATTGCGATGTACGAGGGTTGCGCTGTACCAGACGACTGGCCGGGAGACTGGGCTGGGTTTGACGCCTGCGAGCAATGTTACCAACTACACGCCCTCAAGCTGCTTCCAACATGGCCGCATAGGCCGAACAAGAACCTCGCCGCGTTCATCGAGCGGCGGAAGGGAGGCGGGCGGTGAGAGCGTTGAGCATCAGACAGCCGTGGGCCTGGCTGATCGCGAACGGGTGGAAGAACATCGAGAACCGCGAATGGCCGACGCGCGTCCGTGGCCGTTTCCTCATCCACGCCAGCAAGGGAATGACGCGCTCAGAGTACGACGCCTGCAGGCTGTTCATGGCAGGGTTCACCACGATCGACTTGCCGCCGTTCCACGACTTCGATCGCGGTGGCATCGTCGGCGAGGCCGTGCTGCTGGACTGCGTGCGGCAGCACGATCGCGAATGGTTCTGCGGGCCGTTCGGCTTCGTCCTGGACGAGGCCCAGCCCATTCCATTCACCCCCTGCAAGGGCTCGCTCGGCTTCTTCACAGTCCCCGACAACATCTTCAGCTCTAAGGCGGAAGCATGAAATGTAAACACCTTGGGGACAGCATCTCCCTGTGCGAGAAGCATGGCAGGATATGCCGAGCAGGCTGTGGTGACTACGAGCCAGCCCGAAAGTTCAAGGCTTTCGGCTGGGAGGTCACTGTGGAGTTCCATGATGGGAGCCAGAAGCAGTTCCACTACCGGGGTGTGACGGAAGTCGGCGCTCGTCGGAACGGCATGCTCAAGACCCTCGCCAGGTCCATCGTCAAAGTCGAACCATTCACTGAGGAAGCATGGATCACAGCCTTTGGCATCGGGAGGATGTAGCCGTGGCCAATGGGCTCTTTGTCTGTGCGTGGACATACGGAGACGGCTCCAAGACCGTCTACTACCACGAGACACCCGACGGGCACTGGGGAACGACGTTCAACCGCTCAGAGGCAAAGCAGTTCGCGAGCTCCAAACAGGCGACAGACGCATGGCTGAGCAAACACAGATTTCCAGAGGACTACGAGCACTGCATCGCGGAAGGCCTGGTGCGTGCCGAGCGTGTTGACCAGCCCGAGCTGCTGCTGGCTCTTCAAGAGGAGGAGGCATAGTCATGGAGTCCGTCATCGTCGACCGGATCAAGAAGCTGCTGCGGCTCTCGAAATCGCCGAACATACACGAGGCCCAGCTCGCCCTGGACCGCGCCTTCGAGATCGCGGCGAAGCATCAGATCGACGTCCAGACTCTGGACCTGGGTGAGGACCTGAACGCGATCGTGACCGAGGCCTGCCAGGTCGGATACCGCCTCAGTCTCTACAAGCGGCTCGCTCTCACGGTCGTCGTCCGCTTCTTCAACGTCAATGCCGTCGTCGCATACCCCGTGGTCAAACTCATCGGGACGGCGGCGGATATCGCGATCGCACAGCACGTCTTCGCGTACTTGGCCGATCAGAGCGCTCGCTCGGTGGCTCAGGTTCGGCGCGAGTACGGCCGGCGATTCACCGAGAATCGTCGCCGCAACTTCCTGGCCGGCTACTTCTACGCGATCAACGAAGGCCTGGACAAAGGCAAGGATCGTATCCTCCTGGAGGAGAGTCGGCTGGCCCTCGTGCTCGTGGAGGCGAAGGAGCGCCGGGATCGCCGTCAGCGCGAGCTCATCCCCGAGACTGTCTCCGTGCCTCTTCCGCAACCCAAGCGCCGCGAACGCACCTGGCTCGGCCACGGGTACATCGAAGGTAAGAAGGTCAAGATCAACCCATCCGTCCCGGCTCCCGCCGCCGTGGCACAACTGGAGGCATGACGATGGACCTCGCATCAGCAGAGCAAAAGGCCGTGAAGGTCGTTGAGTCTTTGCGTGTCTTCTGCGGGAAGATCGAGATCGCCGGGAGCATCCGGCGGCGCCGGCCGGAGGTTGGCGACATCGACCTGGTCATCGAGCCGCTGCCTGGCAAGCGCCGCTACATCCGCGACCGGTGTCTCTCCTGGGCGCCGCGCCTCCTGGAGGATGGCCAGGTCAACCTGTTGTTCGAGGTCAAGGGCGTCCAGATCGACATTTTCTTCGCCGATGAGCCAGGCAAGGATCTCTTCGCTGAGCCCAGCAACTTCGGCACGCTCCTCATTTGCCGCACCGGCTCCAAAGACTTCAACATCTCCCTCGCCGCGCGCGCCAAAGGCAGAGGCCTCCATTGGAATCCCTATCGTGGCGTCGTTGAGCACGGCAGTGTCATCGCCAGCGCCACCGAGGAGGCCGTCTTCAAGGCCCTGGGCCTGGCCTGGATCAAACCGGAGGACCGCGAGATCACGAGTGTACGGGCCGGCGCTGGGTAGCGCCGGCGAACAGATCAGAGCGGTGTCAGCCGCTCCAACCGATAGACGCGCCAACGTCCATCACCCTGCCAAGGCTGCTCGCCGACATGGCGTAACTCAGCTGCCCGGCAGATTATCGGAAGGAGCACGCAGTGAAAAGTCCCCTCAACTACCTCGGTGGAAAGTCTCGTCTCGCCGAACGCATCGTCAAACTGATCCCCGAGGATCACCTCTGCTACTGCGAGCCGTTCTGCGGCGCCGCGTGGGTGCTGTTCAGCAAGAAGGAGTCGAAGGTGGAGGTCATCAACGATGCTGACGGCGAGTTGGTTGTCTTCTGGCGTGTGGTCCAGAACCACCTGGACGAGTTCCTGCGGTACTACAAGTGGGCCGTGATCTCCCGGACCATTTTCACGCTGGAAGGTCGAAAGGACCCCTCCACGCTTACGGACATCCAGCGGGCGGTCCGCTACTTCTACCTGCAGAAGCTCGGGTTCGGCGGGAAGACGTTCAAGAGGACGTTCGGGTACTCGGCGACCGAGCCTTCTCACCTCGGCCTGGCCACCATCCAGGACCGCCTCCTGGAGGTTCACTGGCGACTGGAGAAGGTCACGATCGAGCACCTGGACGCGGTCGACTGCATCCAGCGCTATGACCGCCCGACCACCCTGTTCTACGTCGATCCCCCGTACTGGTCGACGGCCGGCTACGCCATCAAGTGGGGAGAGGCCGACTTCATCCGGCTCCGCAAGGCCCTCGACAAGGTCCAGGGGCGATTCCTGCTGTCCCTGAACGATCACCCCGAGGTCCGCAAGCTGTTTGCCGGCTTCCGGATCAGGTCTGTCAGCACGTCCTACAGCGCCGCCAACGGCCGCGTCCGTGGTGGCGGCCGTGCCCAGGGCCGGGCCGAGGTCATCATCGACAACCTGGGCACGCGGTAATCGCCACGACGAGCGCCCACGTCGCCCCAGGGGCGCCTGCAGAGCCGTTGCTGGGGGTGTTCTACCCCCCTGCAACGGCCGTTCGACGTTGTGGAAGTAGTGCTAGAACCGGTGAGAACTGGCCTGTTTCAGGCCTCGGATTGCCAGAATCGCCTCACAGTGCCGCGCTGGCACAGAAATGCCCCTGAATCCCCTGACTTTCAGGCTCTTTCAGGCTCCTTCGCCCTGTGCCAGGATCGCCTGAGACAAAGCGGAGGCGGTCTCGTGTGCATCGAGGCCGTT